TACGGCGTCGCGGCCTTTCTGCTGGCGCAGGGGGCAGAGGCGCTGCTGAAAGCGGCGATGAGGTAGGCAATGGGTTACATCAGCGGGTTTGGCGCGCCAGAGCGCAAGTTCATGGCCTTGGCGCCAGGGACAGAGAACACTTTGGCCGTGCATGACGGTCAGTTGATCGAGGGCTACGCGAGCCTTTTCGGTAAACCGGATCAGGGGGGTGATGTGGTGGTGCGCGGCGCCTATGCCGGATCACTTGAGCGGCTCAGGGCCGCGGGCCGCAGGGTCAAGATGCTGTGGCAGCACGACCCGACGCAGCCCATCGGCATCTGGGACGAGGTGCGCGAGGATGCGTCGGGCCTTTGGGTCAAGGGGCGCATCCTGGCCGAGGTCGAAAAGGGGCGCGAGGCAGCAGCGCTTTTGCAGGCGGGCGCCATTGACGGTCTGTCGATCGGCTACCGCACCGTGAAATCAGAACGCGATGGGCGGGGGCGCAGGCTTCTGACCGAGCTGGAGCTGTGGGAGGTGTCGCTGGTGACCTTTCCCATGCTTCCCGAAGCGCGGGTGGCGGCGAAGGGGGATGCCCTCGACGACACCTGGCGATCACTGGCGCAGATCTTCGACGACGCGCGCCGCACCTTGGCCGAACGCTGAGGCGGCCTTTCACTGAAACCGTTTGGGGGAATGACGATGACCGAGACAACGGCTCGGGGCGCTGGCGACATGCCTGATGCCCAGGACCAGAGGCTGCATCCGGGGGCGGAGGTGAAATCCGCTGTGGCCGGATTCCTGAATGAGTTCAAGCTCTTTCAGGGTGAAGTGAAGTCTGCGTTGCAACAACAGGAAGAGCGACTGACCATGCTGAATGCCAAGACGATGACCCATGGCCGCCCGGCGCTGTCGACCCGCGCCGAGGTCGAGGTGCCCCATGTGAAGGCGTTCGACGCCTATATCCGCACTGGCGATGACGATGCGCTGCGCGGGCTGTCGCTGGAAGGCAAAGCCATGTCGACGGCCGTGGCGGCAGACGGCGGCTATCTGGTCGACCCCCGCACCTCGGATACGATCCGTTCAATGCTGGTCTCGACTGCCAGCCTGCGGGCGCTGGCAAATGTGGTGCAGGTCGACGGGCCGTCGTTCGATGTGCTGATCGACCGCGCCGAGGTTGGCTCGGGTTGGTCGACCGAGACCGCCAGTCAGACCGAGACCTCGACCCCTGCGGTCGAGCGGATCTCGATCAAGCTGCATGAGCTGTCGGCGATGCCAAAGGCCAGCCAGCGTCTGCTGGATGACAGTGCCTTTGATGTCGAGGGCTGGCTGGCTGGCAAGATCGCAACCCGGTTCATCCGAGCGGAATCGGCGGCTTTCATCACAGGCGACGGGGTCGACAAGCCCAAGGGCATCCTGCTTCCGGCAAAGGTTGCGAATGACGCCTGGACCTGGGGCAGCCTTGGCTATGTGCCGACGGGCGCCGCGGCAGATTTCGCGACGACCAATTCGGCAGACTGCATCATCTCGCTGGTCTATGCGCTTGGCGCCGAGTATCGGGCGAATGGCGCCTTCATCATGAATTCGAAAACCGCGGGCGCTGTGCGCAAGATGAAGGATGCAGATGGCCGCTTCATGTGGTCGGACGGTCTGGCGGCAGGTGAGCCCGCACGGCTTCTGGGCTATCCGGTGCTGATCTGCGAGGACATGCCTGATATCGCGGCCAATGCCTATCCGATCGCGTTTGGCGACTTTGGCGCCGGCTATACCATTGCCGAGCGTCCGGACCTGCGCGTGCTGCGCGATCCCTTCTCGGCCAAACCGCATGTGCTGTTCTACGCAAGCAAGCGTGTGGGCGGCGACATCACCGACTATGCCGCGATCAAGCTTCTGAAGATCGCAGTGTCCTGACGGGCTGAGCGGATGGTCCGGGCGCCACCTGCCCGGACCTGACGGACGCGCGCATGATCTGCGCCTTCTAGCCTCCTCCTCCGTCCGAGTGGCGCGGGTCGCGCGCGCGTCCGGCCTTGACTGGGGGATACGATCCTTTCGGGAGCCGAAAATGATGTTGATCGAGCAGACAACAGTGCCAACGACCGCCCTGCCGCTGCAGGCCTTCAAGGATCACCTGCGATTGGGCACTGGCTTTGGGTCAGAGACCCTGCAGGATGGCTTGCTGGAAAGTCACCTGCGCGCCGCGATCGCGACGATCGAGGGGCGGATCGGCAAGGTACTTCTTACCCGCCGCTTCAAACTGGTGCTGGGTGACTGGCGCGATCCCGCAGGGCAGGCGCTGCCGGTCGCGCCGGTATCGGCGATTGTCGGTGTTTCGCTGGTTGATGCACAGGGCACTGCAACAGCCGTGTCGTCCGCGCGTTACAGGCTGCGGGTCGACCGTCACCGGCCGCGCCTGGTGCCAGTGGGTAGCCTTCTGCCCTCGGTCCCATCCGAGGGGCAAGTCGAAGTGGAGTTCGAGGCTGGTTTCGGCGCTGGCTGGTCGGCCGTTCCGGCGGATCTTGCACAGGCCGTTCTGCTTCTGGCCGCCCAAGCCTATGAGCACCGCCACGACGGGCCGTCGCAGGCGCTGCCGACTTCGGTGCAAACACTGATTGAGGGGTGGCGCAATGTTCGGGTTCTGGGTGGGGGCGCGGCATGAGCGCGCCAAACCTGTCCCGTGCGCTGGTGCTTGAGGTCTGCGAGCAGGCACCCGATGGCGCCGGTGGTTTCACGACCCTCTGGCGCTCACTTGGCACACTCTGGGCCGAGGTACGGCCGGGATCCGGGCGCGACGTCGCAGGGGTCGAGGTGACGCTTTCGAGTGTTGCGATGCGGATCACGGTACGAGCAGCGCCTCAGGGCACCTCGGCGCGGCCCTGCGCCGGACAGCGGTTCCGCGAGGGAGATCGGCTGTTTGCCATTCTCGCGGTGGTCGAGGCCGATGCTGCGGGTCGCTACCTGACCTGCTACGCCCGAGAGGAGATCCCGGCATGAGCTACGGTTCCGCAGCCGCATTGCAACAGGCGGTCTATCAGCGACTGGTTGACCACTTGCCCGATGTGCCGGTGCATGACGCCCTGCCACCGGGTGCGGGTGGCGGCAGTTTCGTCCTGCTGGGGCCCGAGGAAGCGACGAACGCAGGCGATGCCACAGGCGCAGGTGCCACGCACCGCTTCGTCGTCAGCGTGATTTCCGACGCCTCAGGCTTTCTGCAGGCAAAAGAGATTGCCGTCGCCGTTTCAGACGCGCTGGTCGATGCCCCGTTGATCTTGAGCCGCGGCCGACTTGTGGCCCTGCGCTTCATCAAGGCGCAGGCCCGGCGCGTCGATCAGGGCGGGGCGCGACGGATCGATCTGCGCTTTGCCGCGCGGATCGAGGGCTAGCCAACAACCCATCGAGAAAACTGGCGTCGAAGCCTGACCCTCGGCGCCCCGCATGGAAAAGATCGGAGAAATTCATGGCTGTGCAAAGCGGCAAGGACCTGCTGGTCAAGATCGACATCAACGGAAGCCGCCAGTTCGAAACGGTGGCGGGGCTGCGCGCCTCACGCATCAGCTTCAACGCCGAAACGGTCGATGTGACCAGCCTTGAAAGCGCGGGCGGATGGCGCGAGTTGCTGGCGGGCGCGGGAATGCGCTCGGCCTCGATCTCGGGCTCGGGCGTCTTTCGCGACGCGGACACCGACGAGCGGGCGCGGCAGATCTTCTTTGACGGCGAAATGCCCGAGTTTCAGGTGGTTATCCCCGACTTCGGGATCGTCGAGGGGCCGTTCCAGATCACCTCGATCGAATACGCCGGAAGCTACAATGGCGAGGCGACCTATGAGCTGACGCTGGCCTCGGCCGGGGCGCTGACCTTTACGGCGCTGTGATGGTGAACCCCTGGGCCGGAGAGGTGGCCGTTGTCATTGACGGTCAGCGCCACGTGGCAAAGCTCACACTGGGCGCGCTGGCAGAACTTGAGGCCGCGCTGGATGCAGGTGGATTGATCGACCTGATCGAGCGGTTCGAGGGCGGCAGGTTCGGGGCGCGCGATGTGCTGGCGGTACTGGTTGCGGGGCTGCGCGGCGGCGGATGGCAAGGCAGCGCGGCTGAGCTGCGTGCGGCCGAGGTCAACGGCGGTGCAGTCGGGGCGGCGCGCGTAGCGGCCGAGCTTCTGGCCCGCGCCTTTGCTCCCCCAGATGCACCATGAGCGCGACCCGCAGGTTCGACTGGGCGGGCCTGATGCGGGCGGGGCTTCATGGCCTGCACCTCGGCCCAGAGGCTTTTTGGCGCCTGACGCCCATGGAGTTGCGGATCATGCTGGGCGTTGATGCCGCCCAGCCTCCGCTGACGCGCGCGCGCCTGAATGAACTGGCGCGCGCCTATCCAGATATGAATACCGAGGATGGACATGGCGCAGACGGACACGTTTGAAGACCAGATCGCAGCGCTTGAGGCGACCTTTACTGGCGCGACGGATGTGGCCGCGACCTTTGAGGGCGAGTTGTCGCGGCTGCGCGAGAGCATGGTCTACACCGGGCGCGAGGTTGATCAACTCGCCTCGGGCCTCGGGCGTGGGCTGAAGGGTGCCTTTGACGATGTGGTCTTCGACGGCGCGCGCCTGTCGGATGCGCTGCGATCGGTCATGCAGTCGGTCATCGGCTCGGTCTATTCGATGGCGATGAGGCCTGCGCAGGATGCGGTGGGCGGCGTTCTGGCGAAGGGTCTGAACACGGCGATGAGCGCCTTCATGCCCTTTGCACAGGGGGGCGCCTTTTCTGCCGGTCGTGTCGTCCCCTTTGCGCAGGGTGGGGTTGTATCCAGCCCGGTCAGTTTTCCGATGCGGGGCGCAACGGGCCTGATGGGTGAGGCGGGACCCGAGGCGATCATGCCACTTGCGCGCGGTGCCGACGGCCGACTGGGCGTGCAGGCCGCAGGCGCCGCCCGCCCGGTCACAGTCGTCATGAACATCTCGACGCCCGATGTGCAGGGGTTCCAACGCAGCCAGTCGCAGATCGCGGCACAGGCCGGCCGCGCCATCGCGCGCGGTCAGCGCAACCGGTAAGGAGCGAAAGATGGGTTTTCACGAAGTGCGGTTCCCGGCTGCCTTGAGTTTCGGCTCGGTTGGTGGACCAGAGCGCAGGACCGAGATCGTCGCCTTGGTCAACGG